CTCCAATGGGCAAGATCTTCTCCTCACCGCATCTGGTGCCCCGATTACAGATGAGAATTTGGCTGCGGTTGATCGAAGATACAGCACCCAGCCTTTACCCCCTCAGCTTACCAAATTGGTCCCGGCAGCTGCCGCAATTGGTGGGCCGGACTTCGTACTCGAATGTCAGGGGAGAAATTTCTACCCCAATTCGGTTATCGTATTCAATGGCGGCGATGAGCCGATCGTATACAAAAATGAGACGAAAATTACTACAATAGTGAAGCCGTCTATGGTCAGCAATCCGATTACCGTGCCGATTGAGGTACGCAACGGGGAGTATATTTCGAATACGTTGATGTTCGAGTTCAAACAGCTCACCGGACGCCGGGAAGATTAAGAATACTTCCATTTGGCCTTGACGCGCCCCCGCGCGCGTGTTATTATGGTGCCGGGAGCTTCCCGCCCACAGGAGGATTGTATATGGCCGACCAAAATGACCAGCAGAAAAAGCAGGAGGAAGAGCGCAAAAAGCGAGAAGAGGAGATGAAGCGCCAACAGGCGTCAGCCTCGCAGCGCAGCGGATCGTCCGAAGCCAAAACGGGCAGAGCCGCCTCAACTTACAGCGGCACTCAGGCGAAAGACGACCCGCGTGGGGATACCTTTCTTCCTCGGGAGAAAATTGCGGAATTGGCTGACGACATTGGGCCTGGGGAATTGGGTCTCCTCAAGCTCAGCGACGAAGGCGAACCCCAAGGACAGGTAATTCGGGGCCGCGACATTCTCAAGCAGCGCGAGAAGGACGCCGAAGAGTTCCACGCCACTGTTATGGGAAACCCCAAGGTGGCATTGGACGAATTGGTGACACCCTCCGGAGCGCCCATTACGCGGTTCATGAACCCGGACCCGGTTCTTTGGGATGCCGGAATGCTGGCCCGCAACCCTCCTCCGCCGCCTCCCGAAGGGGATGTGGTTATTGGCGGCGGCGTGGTGAATCAGCCCGTCCGTGTCTGAAGACTCGATCCCTAGCGATCTGGTGGCCCTTCCGACTATGCCCTATTCGGAGAGGCCACTGGAACTTCCTCTGGACGTCGAGGAATGTCGGACGGCTATTTGGATGGCCGCTGGAAATATATCAGAGGCGGCGCAGCTACTTAAGATTACTAGCATTCGGTTACGAGCTTTCGTCAAGAAGTCTCCTTACCTATCCTCTGAGATGCAAGAGGCAGCAGATAGGCTAGTAGACATTGCGGAATCGAATGTACTCAATGCGCTCACAGACGAACAGGATCCGTCTCGCAGAGACACTATGTCAAGATTTGTGCTTACTAATATCGGTAAGCATCGCGGATGGGGATCAGGAAGTCCTGGAAACGTTACTGTCAAAAATTCGGCAGGCGGAACGATTGTTGTGCAATGGGCGGACGGTTCCCAATTCGGTGACAATGCTGAGACACTGGAGGGAGAAATAGTAGATGACAAATCCGCCGCCTGAAACCGATCCCACGTCTCCGATTGACCCCGCGCGCAAGGAAGAAATAATCGCAGAATTCGAGCGGCTGGTCAACGAGCAGGCGATGGACCCCGACGAGGCGGCGGAAAGGGTAGCTATCAAGTACGCACTTACCGACGATGATTTGAATGACGTTCTGATATCCGCAGAAATTGAGGACGATGATTCCGCAGCCTAAACAGCCGGAAGCACCGCGAATAACTATTCCATATGTGCCGCGCGAGCACTTTAAAGCGCTGCACGCCACGACCAAGCGCTGGACATTCGTCGTCGCGCACCGCCGCGCCGGAAAGACGGTGGCGCTCTGTAATCAGGTAATTCGGAAAGCGCTTGAGAACAAGCGGGCTTTCCCACCTCCCCGGTATGCATATATTGGCCCTAGCTTCGCGCAAGCGAAAGACCTGGTGTGGGGTTACTACAAGCATTATACGAGCGTCTTGCCCAACGTGAAGGTCACGGAGGGCGACCTGCAGGTGGTTCTGCCTAACGGAGCGATGATAAACCTCTACGGGGGTTCTGCGGCCTACGAGCGAATGCGAGGGCTGTATTTCGATGGCGTGGTTGCTGACGAATACGCGATGCTTAATCCTAGTATGCTTGGTAGCGTTATTCGTCCTTGTTTGGCTGACTACCAAGGCTGGGCAGTAATCTCCGGAACATCAGCCGGAGACGACCACTTTCACGCGCTGAAGAAGAGGGCCGAGAAAGAAACCGATTCGTGGGAGATATTCAGCATACCGGTCGACCAGACCGATGCATTGGATCCCGACGAAGTGCGCGAAATGCGCAAGGATATGACTGCGGACGAGTTCGCCCGCGAAATGATGTGCTCGTTCGACGCGCCGATCGAGGGAAGCTACTACGGTGAAGTTCTCAATGATATCCAGATGGCTGGACAAATTACGGGAGTTCCGTACGATCCGAATTCACTGGTTTTCACGTCTTGGGATCTTGGCATTGACGACGAGACGGTTATCTGGTTCCTCCAACGAGTTGGAAGAGAACTGCATATTATTGATTTCTATCAAGGCACTGGCAAAGGGCTAGAGCATTTCGTGGGACAGATTAAGTCGAAGCCTTACGCGTACGGCGCTCACGTTCTGCCTCATGATATTAAGGCTCGCGAATTGGGCACTGGCGTGTCGCGCAAAGAAGTGCTGGACGGAATGCTGCCGGGGGTGTTTGTGTGCCCGATGCACTCCGTGGAGGACGGCATTTCGGCGACGCGCGCATCGATCCGCAGTATGTGGTTCGACAAGGCGCGCTGCGAGGCGGGCATCATGGCGCTGAGGAATTACCACAAGACCACGACGGGCAAGCCCATGCACAATTGGGCTTCCCACCCCGCCGATGCATTGCGCATGGGTTGCGTGGCGCTGAACATGATTTCCTCGATGATCGGGGGAACCAACGTGATTGGGATAGGCGAAGGCGCGCTGCGCCGCAATCTCAAACGGATGAATAACGCTCCGAGGAGAATTCGATGAATATACGTCCGAGCGAGCGGTTATTCGACAACGGTGTAGTCGGTCAGTTGGGTATGATCGAACCGGGTCGGGGTGTTCCGGCCATGGGCGGCGGAGACGATCCCGACGAGACAGTATACGCCGCAACCGTGCGCGCGATGATTGACGACGCTAAAGACTTTGAGGACAGCGTACTTGGCCCTGCTCGCGACGATAATCTACATTATTTCTATGGTGAATACCCTGCTCAGGAGGGAACAGGAAAGTCTAGTGCTGTCTCTACGGATTTTCGTGATACTGTTATGGCTATTCTCCCTAGCCTCATGCGTATCTTTACTTCTACGGAGCGTGTTGTAAACTGCGTGCCGAACTACAAGGGCCAGGAGGAAATGGCCAAGCAATGCACGGATTATTTGAATTACGTGCTGTGGGAAGATAACGACGGCTTCCTGATCCTCCACGATATTATCAAAGACGCGCTGCGTTGTAAGACGGGCGTTATGCGCTGGTGGACCGACAACGACGAGGAAGTGACCGAGCAGGAGTTCTCCAACGTCACTCAAGAGCAGATTCAATACCTGATCAGCGAGAACCCGACCATCGAGATACTGGAGCAGGAACCCGACGAGCAACATCCCGGTGGAATCGCGCGCCTACGCGTGCGGTTCGTAAAGTCGAAGCCGATCACGAAAGTGATGTCGGTGCCGCTCGATGAGTTCCGAGTGTCGCGGAAGGCCAAGTGCGTCGCGGAAGCCCCGCTGATCGGTCATGACCAAGTGGTCAACGTATCGGAACTGGTCAAGCAGGGCTATTCGCTGGAGGAATTGGCGGAGTATTCCAACACGTCCCCGGATAACTACTCCACCGACCGGCTGTTCCGTAACAGCGGGCTAGATCAAGGGGACCTTACCGATGCCTGGGACATCCGATACGGTTGCTACTACATCCGGATCGACAAAGACAATGACGGGATCGCTGAACTTAGGGAAATTCACACCGTCGGGGACGATCACCACATCGTCTACGATGAAGTCGTCCAACACGTCAATTTTTCGGTATGGTGTCCGGACCCTGAGCCTCATACTCTTGTGGGGGATTCTCCGGCGGATCTCGTCAAGGATATCCAAGTCGTCAAGACCAACATGCTCCGAGGGTCCCTCGATTCCCTCGCACAGTCGATATGGCCTCGGACGGTATTCAACCAAACCATAACCAACACCGACGATGTTCTGAACGATGAAATTGGCGCTCCGATTCGCACCACGGGCAATCCCAGCGAAGCGGTGATGTCGATCAACCATGCTTTCGTCGGCCAGCCGGTCTTCGGAATGTTCCAAGTAATGGAGCAGCTGCGACAGAGCAGGACGGGCATTTCGGATGCCTCCAAGGGTGTCGATCCTCGCGCGTTGCAGTCTACCAACGTCACCGGAATTGACGCAATCGTTCAGGGGGCGCAGGAACGCATCGAACTGTGTGCCCGCATCCTCGCAGAAACTGGGATGAAGCAGTTGTTCCGGGGCCTGCTGCGCGAAATCGTCAGTAATCCGAATCAGCCCCGTTCCATCCAACTTCGGGGCAAGTGGGAGAACGTCAATCCATCAACGTTCGACCCCACGATGCGTATATCGGTCAACCCGACTCTCGGGAAAGGTTCCGATATGACGCGGCTGATGGTTCTGCAGGAGGTGAAAGCCACGCAGACCGCCATTATGCAGCAATTCGGCGTCGAGAATCCGATGTGTGGCGTCCAAGAGTTCCGAAACACTCTCGTGGATATTTTGGCCATCGCGAACGTCAAGAACGTGTCGCGTTACTACCGCGAGATTGACGAGGAAACCATCAAGAAGATCGCTGCGCAGCCGAAGGAGCCGGACCCCGCCACGTTGCTCGCTCAGAGCGAAATGGAAAAGAACCGCGTCAAGATGGCCACCGAGATATCCAAGGCCAACTTCGCGGATCGCAAGCTGCGGGTCGACGACGACTTCCGCCGCGACCAGATGATCGTGAAGGGACTGCTCGACGCCGCGAAGATCGAGGCGCAATTCGCCGTGGACGTCAACGAGGCGCAATTCGAGGCCGAAAATACCCCCGGTGAAGTGCCGCAACCCCCGCCGCCGCCACTCGAAGTGCCGGAAATGGCACGGGAACTAATGGGCCAACTCAATGAACGACCAGCTGCCCCCGTCCAAGACCCAAGAGCAGGGCAAGCGCCTGGACAACTTCCAAGTGGAGGAGAGGGCGGTGGAAGCCCACTCCCTCCTCAACAGCCCAGTATTCCTTGAGGCTATGACCGAACTATATTCTCGGGCCACTGGAACCCTACTAGAGGCGGATGTGGGTAGCTTGACAGCTACGCACGCGCATGCTACTATGAAGGCGATCGTCGACATACGTGGTCAACTAGAAGAATACGTCGACGACGATAAGATGCGTAAAAAGTACCATAGAGGGGATAAGAATGGCTGACGGCTTGGAAAACGCAGCTGTTGCATTTGATGCGGTGATCGCGTCCGAACCCGGCAAGTCAACTGGAAAGCCCACCACTGAGAGGCCCGCTGAACCGCTGTTTCAAAACGTAGGCGAGCTGGAAGTCGATGAAGGGTCCCCCGCGAAGGGCGGCGGCGACGATGACACGGAAGAGGACATTCTCTATGGCAAGCAGAGCGTCAAAGATAAAGCCGATCCAAGGACTCCTCGCGAAAGAGATGGGTCAGATAGCGAGGGGGACGATGACGACGAATCTGCTGGAGAAGGTGGAGCCGATGACGAAGATGACGGTTCTGGAGAAGCCGGGGCCGAGGCTGAAGAAGAAGAAGCAGCCATTCTCGGGCGCAAAGTTGAAGTTACCGTCGACGGGGAGCCGGTTGAAGTTTCTATAAAGGAAGCTCTCGAAGGCTACGTTCGCACCGAGACTTTCCATCGTCGACTGAACCAGCTGGACGAGGCGAAGAAGATCGTTCGCCGCGCCGCTGCCGACGCCGTTTCTAACTACGAGTATTCTGTGTCCATCGTGAAGCAGATGGAAGAGCACATGAATACGATGATCCCCAAGGAGCCGAATTGGGAT